TCACTTTCCGGCCTTTGATTTCCTTGTGCTATTTTGAATTTTCCCCGCACTCGGATTTAGGTGCGGGGAAAGTTCGATCTCAATTTGTTCTGCAACCAGCTTTGAGGCCTTGATCCCGAGACGCTTGCGGTCCGCCTGCTTCGTGTAGGTTTCCGCCTGCCTGGAGGTCGCCCAGCCATATTGCGCCATCAGTTCATGGGAGGTCGCGCCGGCATTTGCGGCTAGTGTTGCCGATAATTTTCGGACGCCATGGGCGCTCTTGCTCACGCCCGCCTTGGTGCAATGCTTGCGGAACCAGTTTCCGAATGATTCGGTGGTGAACGGCCGACCGTTTTCGCCAACGATAAACGCGAGATCGCCGGTCTTCGTCGCTGCTATGGCCTTCATAAGCCGTGGGGGAAACTCGACAGTTATTTCCGCGCCGGTCTTCTTCGTCCTCATAGAGAACGTGTTCCCGGCCATGTGCTGGCGCCCGGCCTTGACGATGTCTGAGCGGCGCAGTCCAGAGCAAAGCAGCAGTTCAAACGCCAGGCGCTGCGTTGTGCCCTCTTTCCACTTCCTGCAGAACTTGTTGACGTCCTCGGGAGTCCACGGCTCAAAACCATCCGACTTGTACGCAACGTTCTCGACGCCATGGGTTGGATCGAAGAGGCATATGTCATTCTTGACGCCCCATTCGAACAGACCTCGCAGGGCTTTCAGCAGCGCGTTCGCCTGTGCCGGCGTGTTTGCGCGGGCGTCCAGCGCGGCCTCGATGTCCTTCTTCGAGATATCTCCAAAGAAGGCGTCGTCAGCATTTTTCAGCATTTGCAGGAAGAGGTTCCCCCTCGCCCGCCTGGTCGAAACCGACAGAGCCGCCCATTTGCGGCTCTCCATGTACCGCTCAACCAACCACTTCAGTGAGCGGCTATCGGCAGCCTGTCGGCGCTCCACTATCGGGGTTCCCGCGACGGCAGCCTTGTAGGCAGCCTGAAACTCTTCAGTTCCAGGCTCTCCGCGCAGTCGGGTGCGCGGTCCTTTGCCGACACGATAGTAGAAGACCCACGTTTTGTGTCGGGTCTTCTCTTTGATCACGTTGAGGGGCAACTTGCGCGGCATAAGTTCCATCAAAGCCGAACTCCACCTCTGGGCGCAAGCGGATTCCGTTCGGGCTGCGCTGGCGGAGCCGGAGACACCCGGATGGTCCGGCCGCCCTCCACGATCTCGACCGTGACATTTTTCGCATTCGCCACGTCGGCCATCCGATCAAGATCAGACTTTTTGACGATCGCCGTTGCGGTCATGGCTGGTCGCCTTTCGTCTGGGGCGATTGGGTGGAAAGCGCTGACCGCAAAGCCGCGACAGAAACGGACTTCAAACCGTTCCCTGTTGCTTTTGCGATAAGTCGTTCGATTTCGGAATGAAGGGGGTTGGCAGGACCGCCTGTTACAGCGGGGACTACGCAAAGCTCAGAGGGCATAGTTTGATGGCTCTTATCCAGCCTGGCTCTAGACACGGCTTGCGCTGCCGCCCGATGAACCTCTGAGGTGTAGGCCGAAGCCTCGCCTGCCAATTCGTTTATACCATAAAGAAGGTTACGCGCGAAGTTCAGCGCTTCCGCCATGAACTCGTCGGGCGGAAACCGGCGACGGGATAGCGGTGTATCGTAGATGCCCATGAGGTTCCTCACAGCATCTTCTAACTGCTGCTCGCGACCTCTCAATTTCGGTTGGGGCGATGGTGATAGAGCCTGTCGATTGCGGAACGCTACCGCGAGCGCTCGCAGCTCCTCGGCCATCGTGTTGCCGCAGGTGCCTTCGTCCATCTTGCTGCAGTTGAAGGCGTTCGTGTCCCACTCGACATCGCCATGATCGCAACCCGGCTGGCAGTCGACGAGATCGGCGACCTGGTCGAGTAGATCGATGTTGCCCGGAACGCATGCGTCGCCAAGATGATAGGCAATGTCCCGGATTTTCCGGTCTTCTTCCCATTTCGCATTGTGTCGGGCGCGAAGACGCTCCCGAAAATCGTGGATCTGAGACGGAAGCTCGCCGATGGCCTTTTCGCCTATCGCACGGTTTCGATTGTGGTTGTTGTCGAGAAGCCAGCGAAGCGTATCGGCAGCATCAGGATATCCGCCAAGCCAATGATATGCATCGGCAGCTTCGGCCTTCATGCGCAGATGGGACCGTTGATCGGCGAAAGCCTGCGGGTAGAGTTTTTCGGCAATCCAGCTTCGCATGGTCATCGGCCATCCTCCGTCGCGGTGGCGGCAAGGGCGCGCTGGATCGTGTTCCAAGCCGTAGCCTCGATATCAATCTCGCTGTCGCTCGGCGTCCCGCCGTTGTAGATCGTCAGCTCATTGAGGTGATGCCAGCGGGCGAACTCCTTGATGGTCGCGAGCAGTTCTGCCCCCGCCACATTCGTTTCGGGCGCTGCTGTCTTTTTGCTCATCATGTCCACCCATCAGCAAGACCAGCGGACCGCGCGTGCTCAATCGGCATGACGGCGGTCATTCCGTCGATCTGTTGGAAATATCCGCGCTTCACGCGGCACTCGGCGTAGTCAGATGAGAGGATCGCACCGGTAGGCGTTTCCTTCACGAACATCAGGACCACGTATCTGCTGCGATCAATTTCCTCGATAAGGACGGCGCGGGGGCTTGGCGCCTCGATCTTCACGCTCCAGAACCAAAGTCGCTTTAGGACGCGGATCATGGCTCCGAGCCCTCCGTTGCGAGGGCGGCGCGGATCGCCTCGAACTTCGCTGTCGGGATCAGCACTCGGTTGGGGCGGTGTGTTTTTGGTGTCGGTCATGCTGCCTCGCATTTAACGGAGTAGCCAAGCGCCAGCTCGACCTGATGACCCGGGTTCTTGTTTGCGTGCTGGTGCGCCCATGCAAGCGCGTTCCGAGCGTCAACGGAGGCGCCACAAGTGTGGCACCCCGCCGTGTAGTGAATGAGCCGCTGTGTCGCCATTATGCGGCCTCTTCGAAATGCGGCTTAGCCCAAAAATCAATTTTGTGGGCCTGCACTCGGGGGACGAAGGCGACCTTGCTCAAGACCTCCCTAGAGATGATCTGGCTTGCGATCTCCTTCGATGAGGCGCTTACCACGTAGGTTCCATGCAGGCCGCCGCAAACCTTGCCGCTATCGCTGACCTGGAACTGATATAGCGACTTTACCGGCTCGACCCACGGTACCTTCGCGTACCCAGCATCGATCCAAATTTCCCGCATCCGGATCGCCTTGGTGGCAGGACGGATACGTGGATGAAAATCGCAGAACACGACGTACTGCCGACCTTCGCGGGTGACGGCCATTGAGGCGTTGAGGTTGCGAACGACCCCGCGCTGCGGCAACTCTTCGTGGAAGCGGATCTGGTAGAGCGGACGGGCAGCGTCCTCGTTCCATTCAGCGACCGCCTGTTCGGCCGTTTCGCCGCTATTGCGGTAGCCAGCGTATTTACCGTCTTCGTAGTAGATGTCCCAAAGTGCCATTTTTCTCGCTCCAATCGTATGTATGATTGAACGGATAACGTACGTATGATATGAAGTCAATAACGTACGTACGAAATAGGTGTCGCTTGACAGAAAAACATACATACGATTTACCTCCTCGCGTGGGACGCAAGAAAGAATTTCCGAACCGGATAACGCTGCCCCTGTCAGACGAGATGCTGGCGGGAATCGACGCTGCGCGCGTTGACGACGAAGACCGGCTGACGCTGATCCGTACGGCGATCGAGAAAGAGCTGAAGCGCCGGCAAAAGGAGAAGAAGGGCTGACCGTCATGGCTCCGAGCCCTCCCTGGTCGCGCCCCAAACCGGCAGCCAGTGCGTCGGGTCTTCAAAGGACCGATTGAAGAAATCGAACCACCCTTCGCGCGGCGGCCCTTCATCCTGCTCTTCGGACCTCCAATCGCAGGGGAAAGGCTCGCCGTCCTGGTATCCGATGAACCAAGTTCCATCCTTGGGAGCGGTCTCGATACCCATCAAAATAGTTTCGGGCGATGGGTATAGCGCACGGAAGCGGTCAACCTCGACTTGGAGCGCATTGGCGGCTTTTACGGCTTCGTTCGCTCGTTCCCACGCTTCGCTATCACTGGCCTGCTGTTTCGAGAGAGCCAATCGCCGATACGCCATGATGACGCGCTCGTAGGAAGCGATCCACGCGGCGGGGTCGGTTGTTGCTTCCCTCTGCATCTCCTCAAGGGCGAGCTTAGCGAGATGGTGGATTTCTTCTTTGGATGGGAAGACGCTGTCACCCTCCACATTCGTTTGGGGTGGTTGGGTGCGCACGACGCGGCGGAAGTGATGCGCGTAAGCGCCGACGGCTTTCCAATATGCCGCCATCGGCCCCTTGTTCTTTGCCCATGATTGTTGCGCACGGGAGCGAGCATCGTTGACCAGGTCGCCCAGAATATCGGCCATGATGGCGCGAGCTTCCGGCGAAAGCTCATCAAGGCGTTTCACGGCTGGCAGGGCGAGGACAGGATTGCGAACCTCGCGGCGGTTGCTGCGGTCGCTCATTCTGCCTGCCCCGCCGATGCGAGGGCGGCGCGGGCTATCTCAAGCGCTGCGTACCCGCTGTGTTTCGGGCTTTGAAAGTCCAAGTGGCCCGACGGTTGGGTTTCCCCGATTGTCGTGAGCGCTTTCCGCATCTGCGCATGCTGGCTCTTGATGAGGTCGATGCTCTCCCAAGTGGCGAACGGATCTTCCGGCTCGCCTATGTCGCTGGCGATCTTGATCATCTCGCAGGCGAGCGCCGTGACCTGATCCGGCGTGGTGTTGCCAGTGCCCTTGCAGATGCCGCAGATCATCGACGGGTAGCCCACCGGGCAATCCTCGTCCTGCTCGATCAGCGTGCATGGGCACGGCACATTCGATTGGGGTGGAAGCGGTGCGGCTGCGAGCATGGCTCGGTATGCGCCATAGTCGGAGGTGTCAGCAGCGGGCGGCTCGTCAGGGAAGCGGAAGCCGCTTTTATATCGGTACCAAGCGCCGACCATTTCGGGTGTCGGATCGCAGGGGACGAGCTTCCATCCCGTGGGGGTGACAGAATTTGTCATGCTCGTCCGGTCTCCTTCGCGCGAAGGTGAGTTCTCATTTTCACGTATTCGATGAAGGACAGCGAGCTGTCGTAGTTGAGCCAGTCTTGATAATTCTGCTGGCTGCGGGTGAGCTTCGGCGGTGAAGGGCTGTTCTCGACAGCGGCGCGCTTACCTGCCTCGGTGACGGTGAAATAATCGTCGCCACCGAATATCTCGACGTTGGCGACGCGCGTCATAAAACCCTGCTCGTGCAGCGCCATGCAGTCGGCATGATCCTTGCTGCCGACACCGGTCACAAACCGATTGCGATAGAAGGTGCCTCGCCCATATTGGTCGAGGCCGAGCGAATGCTGCAGGATGTGGAGTTGTTTACTGTCCATCGGACGCCTCCCCAGAGGTGGCCGCCCAACGCGGATCGAGCGGGTGTGGCATGAACTCGACGGGATCGACCGGGCTTTCGCCTTCGAAGTCCCACCAGTAATCCCGGCCGTATCGGCCTTCCGACCAAGCTGCCTCGTAGACGCGACCGTCTTCGTCGCGGACCCAGTAACGATCCGACATGCTGATGGTCATGCCGACGTCTGGAAATTCCTGCACGTCGGTAATGGTCTTGTCGGCTTGCTCGATCGGCAACCAGATGCGCAGCGGCTTTCGTGGAGCGGGAGCGGACGCGCCGGTCTCATTTCGAACCAGCTCGACAAGCTTCTGCATGATATGTCGCAAAGCGGTCGATTGCCTGCCGTGGACCTTGCCGATCTCATCGACCGGCAAACCAAAGAGGCCGAAGAGCTTTAGCCGCTGATCATCGTCTAGGTCGCGGAAGAACCACAACTTGAGTGCATCGCTCATGGCTGCGAGCCCTCCGCTGCGAGGGCGGCTCGGCCGGCTTTTGTCAGCGTGGTGGTGCTGGTGTCAAAGCTGGTGTCATGGGTGGTATGCAGCCAGCCCTTGTCGTTGCAACGGTTGAACGTGTCTTCCTGCACGTTGTGGATTTCGTCGCTGCAGAACCACGTCAGCCAGTTGCCAGGGTAATCGCTGCTGTCCGTCCTGCCGCCCATGGCGTCGATGATCCGCAGAAGGGTGATTTCCTTCTGCTCGCTCGTGAGGTCGGCCACCCGCACGTGTGTCTGAGGTGCCGGGGGTGCGAAATAGAAAGGCTTCGGTTCAAGGCCTTCCTCGACCCATTCGTCCCGCTGCTCGGCTTCGAGTGTGAATTCGTCCTCGCAAATCCAACCGTCCGGTTCTGCGTTGCCGCCCATCGAATTGTTCTGGGGCGTAGGGCTTTGGCCTGGGCATGGATCAACACGAGACAGTCCAGCGAATGTACATCCGCAATCGTGACAGACGCCCCCGGCACTCCATTCGTGGAGCTTGTGGCTATCCACTTGTGATGAGGGTGGCGGGGTCTCAGCGGAAACAGGGTCCGCAACCGCTTCCGAATGCTCAAAGAGCGGCTTGACCGGCAGGCCTTCGTCCTTCCAGCCGGCAACCTCGTCGGGGTCGTCCGAAAAATCGAGGATCGTGCCGTCAATATAGAATTGTGCCCATCCGACCGGCTTTGCGCCGTCGCGGAAAAATTCCTCGACGAGCTCGGAGGCCTCCGCGTTCGAAATCTGGCAATCGACCTGCAGCTCACAGGCCATCCAGCGTTTTCTGTCGGCATCTATGCGCGTCAGGGCTTCATGCTGTTCCGGCGTCATCGTTAAACCTCCTGGCAGACGAGAGCAGCCTTGCGCGCTTCCCATTGGCGCAGGATGTTCCGTTTGCGGGTGACGAGTTGAAGGTGATCCTGCTCCGGCCGCACGCAGAGGCGGTTCCGGCAGAAATGGTCGATCTCTTTCTTTCCGGGGATATAGCCGTGTTCGTTGGTCCACATGACCAGATGCACCGCTACGGTCTGCCCCCCGAGGGACATGCGGGGATAGCCTGCACCACGACCGACAGAACCGGACGTCGGTCCGGTCCAGATCCAGCAGCCGGTTTCGTCATCGATCCGGACGCGCGACATGACCTTGTTGCGGATGACGTCTCGACGGCTCATGGCACTCGCCTCCATGCGTCGAAGTCCGCACGCAGCGATCTCCAGCGCTCGGCGGCGAGAGGGTCGGTATTGAGCTCTGATCGCGAGCCGATCGCCAGGACCGAACGGACGCGCGCGGCGATGCGTTCGCGGTCCTTCGTCTCAAGACCATGGCGCTCCGCCAGGTATGCCTTGAACAGAGGATCGTCGCACTTCATCGCGCATTCTGCGGCGAAGTCGGCCTTCTTGGTCTCGGGAACATCCTTCAGGCTTCGGATCGTGCGGAAGGCATCGGCGAGAAGGCGCAAAAGAAACTGGATGTCGGAATGGGCATGAAGGATGAAGTCGCGGTCCTGGTAGCCGCACTCCTCGTCGAGCGTCAGCAGCGCCGACTGCGGCAATGTCGGCAAAAGGCGTGCGTGGATCTGCTCGCGCCGGCCGTCAACGACGAACACCCAGTCGCTGCTCGCCTCTCTGTGGCGCGCCCTGATCGTATCCAGCCGTTCCTTGTCCGCCATAGTCGCCACGGATCAGCCCTCCATCCAGCGACGCCACATGATGGGCTTCTGGTCGGAGGGAACGCGGTGCTTGCCGCGCGCGAGGGGATGCTTCGGGAACCCGCCGGCCGTGAGGCCAAGGCACACGAGGTCTACCATCGCCGCCTTCGCGATCCTGCAGAACTGCTCGTCCTGTCGGGACCAATGGGCACCGTCATTGCCCCACGCGGCGAGAACCGGCGTTGATGTGTGGCGCGCGGTCGACAGAACCTGCTCGATGTGCATCCGGTTGTCGGCACCATGGGGCCACTCGTGCCGCTTCATTTCCTGCGGCTGCGAGGTGCGGACCGCAAAGAGGTTGATAACGGTGATACCGCCGTAACCCCAGTTGTCGGCAAATCTCATGAGTGCCTTGATCGTCGGATCGTCCTTATCGGCGTCCGCCGTCGACGGGTTCAGCATGCAGACGGGCAGCATGACCTTGCCGAGATCCCATTGGCGGGTCAGGCGATAACGGTATGTGCCGCGATCGGAGAGGACCGCTGTCTTGCGAATGACGACTTCAGCGATCTGGTTGCCTTCGAGGTCGAGCGCCGTCATTGGTCAACGCCTCGCGCGTTCATCGGGGCAATCGCGAACGTGTCGTCGTTCTCGGCGGTCGGTCGGAAAACGGTGTTTCGAGCGGCCGTCAGACCAAGACGCACGTCCGTCGTGGCGATACTGTCGAGAACACCCTCGATCAGTTTACCATTCAGGCCGATCGAGAAATCGCTCTTGCCCGTGAAATCAACCGGCACGTTCTCGATTGCCGACTCGCCTTGCATCGTGACCAGTTCAAGGCGCAGAAGGCCTTCCTGGAGGGATAGACGGACACCTTCTTTCATGTGGTCGCCAGCAACGAGCAGCGTGCGTCGTACGGCGGACTTGAGGGCGTCGACCGGAACGACGATGTCGTGATCAGGAACCTCAGGCAGCGTCTCGAAGATCTTCACCGGGAATTCGCCGTCGATCAGTCGCGAGAAGATCGAGACAGCGCCGCAGCTCACCCGCATCAGGTGGTCGGAGATCGTTAAGGTTGCGGCCGTCTTCTCGTCCGAAAACAGCTTTCGCATCGTCTGCGCCAGCTTGCCTGGAATGATAACCGGATCGAACTTTGCAGCCGTCTGGGTGCGCAGGCGAACGGAACCGAGAGACCTGGTGTTGGTCGCCGCGACAAGCAGGCGGTCACCGTCCTGCTCAGGAGCCAGATAGATTCCGAGCGTGTACGGACGGCCCGTATCGGCCTTTTCAATAGCGAAGGAGACCTTGCCGATGGCGCTGATCAGCGGCGCGACATCCAGGCTGAACGGATCGCCCTCGATCTTGCTCGATATCGAAGGGAAATCGGCTTCGGGCAGGCTCAGCAGGGTGAAGCGTGATGCCTTGGTGCGCATCACGATCTGACCATCGTATTTGCCGGCAAGGAAATCGATCTCTGCCGATTCCGGCAAGCTCTTGACCAGTGCCAGCAAGTCGGTTGCAACAAGCGCTATGCCCATTTCGCCACCGGGCTCCAGCAGATCGCACAATGCCTCGATCTCGATGTTGAGATCGGTTCCACGCAGGCGCAGCTGATCGCCCTCGGGCCGAAGCAGGACATGCGACAGGATCGGGATCTGCGCGCCGCGCTCGGAGCCCGCACAGGCAGCGTCGAGTGCCGGCAGGAGCTGCGTGCGGTGGACGCGGAAAAGTGCCTTGTCAGCCACGGTCGACACCTTCCCCAGCGCATTTGCGAGCCAGGTTGAGTTCGGCGACGGGGGGGCGCAACTCACAGCTCGCGCCGAACAGATCGAAAAACATTTCAAGGATCTCGCGCTGCGGCTCGCCATCGGCAATTGCGCGATACAGGCGTTCGAGATCAGCCTTCTCCGCAGCCGTCAGGCCATAGATCGCGTCAAGCTTGAGCGACATGGCGCTTCACCTCCCCGATGAGTTCGACCTTAATGATACGCACGGAATTCCGCCTGCGGACATGCGCGCGCGCATCCTCAGCATTATGGGCCTGTACGTCGAAGCGCAGTCCGCCCGGGCAGTGCACGCGGAACTGAAACATACGAGCTCGAGGCTTCGGAAGTTCTTGCTTGGGGACAAGGAAGACGGGCGCCTGAGCGCCGAGACGCCAGTTGTGCGAAGGCTTGTTATTCATCTCAGCGCCTCGCATCCATGGCATACTGGCGATCGAGATCGCGCGCAGCGTCGACGAACAGATAGGCGGCATGGCCGATCGACAGGATCGACAGCGCGACCCAGACGAACCAGCAGGCGACCATCAGGTTATATGTACGGCGAGGAGCCGTCCGGATCTCGATCTCGATCGGCGCGGAGGCCGGGGCGCCAAAAGGCGTAAAGTGATTTCGGGAATGCATGAGCAACGATCCTCTCATCCGTTTGGGATGTCGCCGGCCGCAGCAGGCGATCACCGAAGCGGATCAGGCGGCGAGGCCGCGCTCCATGCGCGAGAACAGAACGGCTGCATTCGGGCCGAAAGTATCGATCTGCTCGTCGGTCAGACCGAGTTCCTTGCGGAATTCCGCACGGGTCAGAGCGCAACCGCGCTCATTCTGGAGGCTCGCCATTTCGAAGGCGACATCACGAACGCGGACAGGATTGTAATTTTGGGTCTGCATGTCTCTCTCCATCTTGCCGGCTGGACCGGCGCAGGTTTGGCGGCCTGCGCCGGTCCCTCTCGGCGGGGGTTGCCGGTCTGGGGGTTGGGACCGGATGAAGAGAGATATAGTAGGAAACTTCCAACTCTGCAATTGGAAAAATCGAAGGCTTTCCAACTTCGGTGACGGTTGGTTTCGGGGAAACAAAAATCTTGCAATCCTGACAAACACTTGCCGGACAAAAACAAAAACGAATCACTTCAGACTCGACTCTTTTAGCGAGACCTGCTTTTAAAGTGTGAACAGAATGAGAACATTGGGAGAAGAGAATGAAGCGGCCGCCGATTGATCACCCTGACGCACTACGTCTCGTAGTGGAGCTTTCCAGCCTTTATGTTCAGTGTGATGACTGCGGCCATTCTCGCACGCTGCGGTTGGAAAACCTCCGGACAGCGGCCTCCCTTGGGGTACATAATTTTACCCAGCTGTGCCGGAAAATCAGATGCAGTGAGTGTCCGAAGGTGTCGCCAGGGCAGCGAAATCTGACTATCCGGCCAACATGGACGCAGGACGAGCCCCGTTACATCGTTGCATGAAAGACGATTTTGTGGACTGAGAAGACCTTGTTGGTATCAAGAGTAAGTTCGTTCTCTTCGCCCTCGTCTGGATTGTGCTGCCAAAGACGGGTCACTTTCGCCGATTGCGAACGGAACTCTTTGATATAACTCTCTTTTTCTCCGTCGTCATCCGTCAGGATTTGGACGATGACGTCGTCACCGGCTCGCACAGGTTCGTGTGGGTTGATCCACACCGTCTCGCCCGCCTTAAACCGGGGTTCCATCGAGGTGCCGTAGACACGGACCGCATAGGCTCCTTCTACCCCCTCCAGCGATGGCGGGACAAATAACCGCCCGATCTCAGCTCCGTTTAAGATGAATCGCCCGTTCGGCCCGCCGGCCGACTGGCCCCGCAGTGGCACATAGCCATCCCCAGAAAAGGGTTGGTAGCGCGGAGGGAAGCTGGCATTGGGGCGAGGCCGAGAAAACTGCTTGTCCTCATTGGCGTCGGTAACCAGAGGTACCGCGTCATTTCGTGCAAGAGCCGTTGCATCGAGCTGCAGCGCACGAGCCAGCATAGGCATCTTATCGGATCGAACAGAGGCCTTGCGACCCTCCACTATGTCCCTAATAAACGACCGCTCGATGCCTGCCTGGACTGCGGCCTCCACAGGACCAAGCCCCAATTCTTCGAGGCGTTTAACGACAATTTCCCGCAACTTACTCATGCCCCCACAATAGGAAATTTCCACGCCTGATTACCAATTGGATGTTTCCAGTTGAAAAGTTGGAAACATCCAACTATAAGCGAGCCATGGAGACCCTGCTTATTAATCACCTTCTCACTTTGTCTGACCGGTTCTGCGCGGCTCGCGAACTGGGAGAATCTACCGTGGGAAGGCATTGCGCCGCCGATGGCCGCTTCTTCTCCCGCCTTAGGGAGGGGAAGACGTTCACGGCCAAGAAATACGACGAGGTTGTCTCCTGGTTCTTTGAACATTGGCCGCCAGATGTGGCGTGGCCAGAGTCTGTACCTGTTCCCGAGGTAAAGGAGGCTGCTGAATGACGCACCTCTTCCCTCGTGCCGTCGCCACCGACCGCACGCACTGCCGCCGAGGTGCCCGACCCCCGCGCCTCGGCGGACTTTCTCTTCAACGATCGACGGGCGCTCCTCCTCCCAGCCCGCCGGTAGCGCGTAGCCTCTCCTCCTCCCAGGCGAAGCGCACCCACCGGCCGGGAATGGCAATGTCTGGCGGACCGTCCCGGCCGGTATTCTTTCATTCGAAAGGCGGAGCCGATGAGCTGGTTTGAAATCCTCTTGGCCGTAGCCGTCGTCATGCATTTCCTGCTGTTCGTGGCAATTGTTGCCGTTCTCGCGCGTTGGGTGCGCGCCATTGAACGCGCGCTCGACGAACACGGTGTGAAACTGATCGAGATCGAAAGATCCTGCGGCCGTTCGGCCCAGATCATTCGGCTCGACGACTTCAGAAAGAACTGATGATGCCCACGGCGATGTCATGCGGTCCCCCGTAATTGCTGCGTTGCAGCGTTCGTAACCGCCTGCCGGCTGAACATCACGGAATCCTTTTTCCAGAACCTTTCCTTGACGCGAACTCAGGGGGCCTTTCGTGCGCTCTATCCGAAGCATTCTCGACGAAGACATCCTGGCCCTGAAGGGAGCGACCGAGGTCTGCTTCAAGCTGGGTGGCGGGATGACCAGCTTTTCCAGCCTGACCCGGTACGTGGTGTCGGAACTTTCGAAATTCGCCTCCACCACCAGCGAGTGGATGGAGCGGATCATCCCCGTGGACGTGGCGATCGAGGCGGACCGGCGCGCGAAAAGCCCGATCATCATCGGTGAGGCCGCGCGTCAGCTCGGATTCCGGCTGGAACCGCTGGCGGCCGCGATCACCGGTTCAGGGCCTCTGACGGAAGCGGAAATCCTCAAGGTGATGGACGAGGCAACCGATGTGTGGCGCGAAACCCGTGCCGCCTATTCCGATGGCCATCTCGACGAGCTCGACAAGAAGCGCCTGCGCAAGGAGCTGCGCGAACTGATCCGCGCGGCCGAACACATCCTCGCAAAGCTGGAGGAGGAATAGCGATGGTTTCCATCGGAGGCACGATGACGCCGGTTGGTGGCGCCGCCCGCAACTTCCTGCGCCGGGTCCGGCTTGCCGGGGAACCGTTGCATGCGGAACCAGATGAGCTCGCGTTGGCACAAGCCTGCATCGAGGCCGGCTATCTCCGGCGCGTATCAAGCCGTCTCGGCCTGTTCGCGATCACCGTCGACGGGGTCGCCTATCTCGACCGAGTGGCGGGAGCGCACTGATGAACATTCTGGCGCGAACACCAAGATCCGAGACCATGAGGGTGTTCGACACCCTCCCGGCGCGCATCCGGCGTGCCGTGGCTTTTGCCGATTTCCCCTACGATCCGCGCGAAATCGCAGCCCGCCTTGAGCGAGGACGGCGGGTCGCGAGCGTGGCTCGATCGCTCGAAAAGCGGAGGACGATCCGATGACCAACAATTATGCGCTCATCGAAGAGCGCTCCCGCGAGATCGTCTCAACCATCCAGCGCGACGGGTTCTATCTTTGCCCGAATGCGGGAATGCTGAAGACATGCATCCGCATGTGCACCAAGGGCCTGCTGGAAAGGGACACGAAGGACGGCAATCGTTTTACCTTCACAGCCAAGGGCAAGACGCTGCACGGCGCGACGAAGTCGGCGCCAGATACCCCTGCGTTCATCGTGACACCGGGTCAGCGGCTCAAGCATCACGCGCTTGCCAACCTGTTCCCGATGCTGAGCGACGGCGAGCTCAACGAGCTTTCCCAGGATATCGCGGAACGCGGTCAGGAAAACCCGGTCTGGATCTACCAGGGCGAGATCATCGACGGCCGAAACCGCGAGGAAGCGTGCCACCGCGCCGGGATCGTGCCACGGTACAGCGAATATCGCGGCGACGACCCGCTTGGTTTCGTTCTGTCGCTCAACCTGCGGCGGCGACACCTGACGGAAAGCCAGCGCGCCATGGTCGCCGCAAAGATTGTTGACTGGGAGCGCGGCCTCAATCAGGCAACCGCCGGGTCAGCAAATTTGCCGACCCGGGAAGCGGCACGCAGGCTGTCGATTTCCGAACGGGCCGTGATCTCCGCCAAGCGTATCCGCGAGCATGGCTCCGAAGCCCTGGTGCGGGCTATCGACACCGGCAAGATTTCCGTCAGCGCAGGCGCCGAACTGAGCTACCTGGAGCGGCAGGAGCAGGAAAAGGCCCTGCGCACCGAAGAAAAGCAGATCATCGCCCGGGCCAAGGAAATTCGAACCGACCGAATGGCGAAAAAGCGCGCGGTTCGCCTCGGTCTGATCAGCTTCGTCGCCGAGCGCGGCAGTATGACGGCCGGCGAGATGCCGCGCGCCGCATTTCCGGTCGGCTATGCGGACCCTCCGTGGGAGCAGGAGGCGTGGAGCGACGAGACAGGCCAGGACAAGGGCCTGCTCTACCCATCCATGCCGCTCGACGAGATCAAGGCGCTCTGCGCGGGAGAGAGTAGCCCGTTCACGCCGGATGCGGTGGTGCATCTCTGGGTGCCGAGCAATCGGGTCGACGATGGTATCGAAGTCCTGCGGGCATGGGGTTTCGAGTTCGTCACGATCTGGACCTGGGACAAGGAAGACATGGGCATGGGTCGGTGGCTTCGCGACCAGACGGAACACATCCTGATCGGCAAGCGCGGCAATTTCCCCGGCCTTCTTCCCGGCACGCAGCCGCGCAGCCTGCATCGGGAAAAGAAGGGTGAGCATAGCCGAAAACCGGTCTTCTTCGCGGAGGAGATCGACCGCCTTTATCCCGACATGCGCAAGATCGAGCTGTTTCAGCGGCGTGACAGCCTCGTCGATGGCGACGTCCGGCTTAACGGCAAATGGCACTTCTGGGGATTCGAGGCGGGCGAACCCGACGAGAGCCGGGAGGCTGCTGAATGAGCGCCCCTCCGACCTATACCGATATTTCCGACTGCGGGACATCCCAGGAACTGGCGCGCTGGCTGCTTCGATGCCCGCTTGCCGTGCTGCAGGCCGATCAAGGGTTCATCCGCCGCTGGCTGCAGGCGGCCGGGTTCCGCGATGGCCTGTCCTATCTCGACATCATTCTTTCCGTCCTCCGCGAAGAGCGGCGCGAGGACGGAAACCTTGCACACACTATGGCCTTCGCCACCGCGAACTGGCGCCTCTGGCGCGTCGCGGATGGCCTTGAGCCGCGCTGAGGGGACCCGCGCATGAACATGCATTCAACGTTATTTGGGGACGCGTCCACATCCGAGGTATTTCGCGATTACGGCCGTGCACCGCCGATGATCGTGGACAGTTTCGCGGGCGGCGGAGGGGCGTCCACGGGGATCGAGATGGCGCTCGGGCGCTCGCCCGATATCGCGATCAACCACAATCCGGCGGCTCTGGCGCTGCATGCGGCAAACCACCCCGAAACGCTTCACCTTTCTGAAAACGTCTACAAGGTCGATCCGCTCGATTATCTCGCTGGCCGTCATATCGGTCTCATGCACTTCTCGCCCGATTGCAAGCACTTCTCCAAGGCCAAAGGCGGCAAGCCGGTGGAGCGCAATATCCGCGATCTCGCATGGATCATTCCCGGATGGGTCGAGCGCATCCAGAAAAGCGGCGGCAAGATCGACGTGATCACCATGGAGAACGTCGAGGAGTTCAAGGACTACGGGCCGTTGATCTCGACCGACCGTGGCCTGATGCCCGATCCTGAACGCAAGGGCGAGACATTCCAGAAGTGGTGCAGGCAGCTCCGCCGGCTCGGTGCGAAGATATCCCATCGTGAGCTGCGCGCATGCGACTACGGTGCGCCAACCATCCGCAAGCGGCTGTTCATGATCATTCGTTTCGACGGGCAGAAGATCGTCTGGCCTACGCCGACCCACGGCGCGCCGGACGACCGGGACGTGATCGCCGGCCGCAAGCTGCCATGGCGCACCGCGGCGGAGATCATCGACTGGTCGCTGCCTTGCCCTTCCATCTTCGACAGCGCCGAGGATATCTTCCGGAAGTTCGGCCTGCGGGCTGTCCGCCCGTTGGCGGACAACACCATGGCTCGCGTGGCGCGTGGCATGTACCGGTATGTGCTGAATGCGATCCGTCCTTATCTGGTGAACCTCACGCATGGAGCGCGGCTGGAGGATGTTGCTGATCCCTTCAACACGATCACTGCAGCGCATAGAGGAGAGAAGGCGGTCGTCTCGCCTTCCGTAACCCGGTTCAATACGGGCGCCACGGGTCAGGATCTGCGCGAACCGCTTTCGACGATCACCGCAAACAGCTTCATCAAGAAGCCAGGGGGCGCGGCTCCTCTTGGTCTCATCGCGCCGCACCTGATGACGATGCGAAATTCCGGCAAGCCGTTCAACGGGGCAGATGAGCCGACGCATACGATCACCGCCGGAGGGGCAGGTCTTTCCGTGGTGGCGCCTGTCCTGACCCATGCGCAACAGGGAGGGCGCGTCCGTAGCGTCGAAAAACCGCACCACACGATTACCGCCAGCAAGAAAGACCAGAACTCGGTCATCATCCCGACGCTGGTCGGCTGTGGCGGCCGTGCCGGACAGAGTCGACCGCGCGGCGGGGATGAGCCGATGGCGACGATCACCTCGAAGGCCGACGTATGCTCGGCGGTGGCGTTCATCGCGCAGCACAATATCGATGGCCACAGTGGCTTGGGCAATCCCGGTCGGTCGGCGGACGTCCCGCTTTCGACCGTGACGGCGACCGGCGCGCAGCAGGGCGTGGTCAGCGCCTTCATATCCCGCCAGTTCGGAACATCGACCGGGCACGCGATCGACGAGCCGTCAGCGACGATCACAGCCGATGGCGGCGGAAAGTCGATGCTCGTCGCCCCTTACCTGCAGGCCTATTACGGCACGGGCGACGGGGGCGAGGAAAACCAGCCTGCACGCACGATTACGACGAAGGATAGGCACGGTCACGTAGAGGCTAGGCTCGACGTCCCGCCTTTCACCCCCGACCAGATGGCCCGCGCGCGCCAGGTCGCCGACTTCCTGCGGTCGCATGGCTTCTGGGACGAACGCGAGATCGTGACGCTGGAGATCGGCGACGAGACGTTCGTCATCGTCGATATCGGCATGCGCATGCTGACGCCGCGCGAGCTCTACAACGCGCAAGGATTCCCGCCGGACTACTTCATTGACGGCGTATGGACTGAGCCCGCATCCGGCGGCGAACCGGTGTGGATGCCGTTTCCGAAATCGGTCCAAGTCTCGTGCGTCGGCAATTCGGTGTCACCCTATCCCTATGCCGCGATCGTCGCGGCGAATTGCAATCACCTCGTGGTGAGACGGGAGGCGGCGTGAACGAGCCAGAACGCCACACAGCCTCCCGCGCATGGTCCTGGCGCCACGCGGTCGGCAAATCGGGCCTGCCGCCGATCACGCGGCTGGTGCTCCATACGCTCGGCCTCAAGATGGATGAGACCGGAGGGTCATGCTACCCGCCGATCTCCGAGCTTGTCGACCTGACCGGCCTCGACAAGAAAACCGTGCTGAAACATCTCGACATCGCCGAGGAGAATGGCTGGATCGAGGTGGCGCAGCATGGCTTTCGCGGACAGAAATGGAAGCGCAACGAGTATGTTGCGCGATGGCCGGGACGCGACCTGACGGGTGAAATTATCGCCGCCGATACTGCGCAAGGCGGTGGAGCTGTTCCACCACCTTGCGGAGAAAAGGTGGTGGAAATGGTTCCCGAAGGTGGTGGAAATGACGACCATAAGGTGGTGGAGCAGCTCCACCAAGATAAGATTCTTCCAGCTAACTCTCCAGCTAACTCTCCAGCCGCTGGCGCGGAAGAGGGAGGATTGAAGCGGGTTGATCGAAAAAAGATCGAGCGTGAATTTACGCTCTGGTACGCCACCTGGAAGAAGGGCGATGTCGAGTTTGCACGCAACGCATGGTTCGCATTGCCGGATGAAGACCGAGCCGAATGCATCCAGCGGACCCCGGCCTACCTGCGGTGGGCGAAGTCCGAGGATATCATGGCGGCGGCCGTCTACCTAAAGAACCGGCATTGGAGGGATGTTCCAGACGAAGCGGTAGCACCCGCATCCCGTGGTATCGCCAAGGTCTGCGGCAAGCTCTGGATGGGAACGAGGCTTGCGGCGCTCTCGAAGGAGCCGACAGGGCGCATCATCGTCACGACGTTTGATGAGCGGCGTGTCGAGCGAGGCGAGATCACCATGGCAGCGCTGATGGCCGCCAAGCGCAAGGAGCATGGCTGGCCGCTTGTGACGGAGATGCGGGATCTTGCGAGGCGTGCGGAGCCGTTCATCACATCGCTGGCCATGCTGCCCAATGTCGAGAACTTCCGGCAGGTGAAGCGCGACAGCGATCTGTTCGCAGCCTGGGCGGACCTGCATCAGCGCAGGGGTTGGCCGTTCATCGAGCGGCCGCCGGAGTACGTCTGGCTACCTCCTATTCCAGATGGTGCTGACAGCCTCGACGAGGCTGTCGAGGAGGCTCTCACCAATTTCCTTTCGACGATCAGCGAGGCGGGCAATGACGATGCAGCATAGGCGCGGAAGCTTCCTACAGTTTCAGGGTCAGGACATCGAGATCCGCGACTTTGCGCTGACGAAGCTGGAGAACAGCAAGCGCTCGCTCGACATCCGAATCAGCCATATCGGAATGGCGTCGAAACGAATCGCTGACGAATATCCACAGCTCGCGGCCTGGTTTTGCCTGCGGGTCGTCGCCGGACGCGAATTCCTTGTGGAAGAATCTCTGAAAAATGCGAGGGTCGATGCGCTTGTGCCGACCCGAAAAGGTGACAAGATCATGAAAAGGCACCGGATCATTCCGGCTCCGACGCTCCCTGTTCTGCCTGGTTATGTGCTGGTTAGATGCGTACCTTCCGCTGCCGCGATGGTTGGCTTAAGGCGGTTTGAACGGGTCCTTGACGTGGTTGGAACGCCAGAAAAGCCATACCGAGTCCCGGAGAAATTCGTTAGCAAGTTCATCGAGAAAGCTGCTCTGGGTGAGTACGATCACAGGCCTCTTCCGCCTGTCGAATACGAGTTGGGACAGCGCGTTCGCGTCATCGACGGACCTTTCGCCAGCTTCCCCGGGTCGGTGATCGAGTTCGATGGCGAGAGTTGCCGGTTGAAGGTTGAGGTGATGATTTTCGGTCGAGAGACCCCCGTCGAATTAGATGTTGCACAGATCGAAAAAGTGTGAGTAAAAATCTCTCCACGGATGATCCTCTGATCCTGATTGCGAGCCTTTGAGTACCCGACTTGATCGTGGTGCGAGTGAAGCGAAAGCTTCCAGGTGGGTACGCCGGGAGGACCCAGGCCCAACAGCCTCCACAGCGGAGGCGCCGATTCAGGGCCAGTGCTACCGCTATGACCAGACGAATGATAAGGCGGCCGAGAGGTCGCCTTTCGTGTATCTAAGGATATGGGACGCTCTCGCCTCTCCACCCTTAAACCCAAGCTATCCACCCTCGCACCTCGTATCGGTCGCCTGCCTAATGATGAGCGGGAACGTCATCGCGAGCGTGACCAGAACCTTGAACATCGCAAGTGGTACAAGACGGCACGGTGGCAGAAGCTGCGCATGTCCGTCCTCGTCCGTGATCTCTTCACCTGCCAGATGGTCGGATGCGGGAAGATCGAGCCGGACACATCGCAGCTCGTAGCCGACCACAAGCGGCCGCACCATGGTGATGAGAAGTTGTTCTGGGATGAACAGAACCTGCAGTGCCTGTGCAAGCCGTGCCACGACAGGCTGAAGCAGAAAGAGGAGCGAGCGCAGGCTCGTTGGTGATCATGGCCGAAGTTAAGCTCGATGCAGGTCAACTGATGGACAGCTTGACGATCACGCTAAGCATGCCCAAGGCGTTCGGCCTTCGCATGTGGCTGGTCGGTCGCCTGATCCGGGTCGCTGCACTCATCAGCCCAGTCAAGGTCGAGGCGAAGCTCATCGACACCGACCAGGCCTGACCGACCAAGGGGGGGCGGGTCGAAAGTCTGGAAGACCGCCAACCCCTAGACCCGCACCCCTCTCATTTGGAGATTTTTTTCTCGTGAGCCAGAATTTCGACCTCCTTGGTGACCCTATTCCGGAGGGATGGGGCAAGAGGGGGCGTCCAGCGCATATCGCAACTGTAAAAAATCGCAACAAAGTCATACTGTTGCTAGCGCTCGGCTGGACGAACGCCCGGATCGCATCGGCGCTAGGCATAACCCAGCCGACTTTGCGGAAGAATTATTTTCAGGAGCTTCGGGCTCGCGAGGTTGCCCGCGACAGGCTCGATGCTGCCCGATACGAGTTGGCATGGGAACTTGCGAAGGAGGGTAATGTCGCCGCCTTCAAGGAGCTTGGCCGCATGATCGACGCCAGCGACCTGAAACTGACGCAGGATGCTTATCGCGACGACCGACCGGAGGAGCAAAAGCCGGAAAAGCCGCTCGGCAAGAAGGAGATGGCGGCGATCGAGGCGGAGACAGCCGGCGAGGACAGCGAGTGGGGCGATGATCTTCGCTTCCGCACCACGGTTCAGTAATGTCGGTACACGTTTCTAGCGGCCAGTTTCAAAGCCGCTGGGTCACGGCTTGTCCGGACTGGGAAGACCGGATCATAAACCGGTTGCCGCTCGTGCCGGATCTGCCGCTTTTCGACAAGGAAGCGGAACGGGCGCTCAGGATATTCAAGCGCCTGCGGGTGCCGGATGTTTTCGGTAACCCGACGTACGGCGAGGTCTGCGACGAGTGGACCTTCAGCCTCGTAAGGGCGATCTTCGGATCCTACGATCCGGAAACAAAACGGCGGATGATCAGGGAATTTTTCCTGCTCATCCCGAAGAAGAACGGCAAGTCCAGCATTGCGGCAGCCATCATGGTCACCGCGGCGATTCTCAATCAGCGTCCTGAAGCCGAACTGCTGATGATCGCACCGACCAAGAAAATTGCCGACATCGCCTTCAAGCAGGCGCACGGCATCATTCGTCTCGACAAGGAGTTGGTGAAGCTTTTTCATCCGCAGGTTCACCAGCGGACCCTGACGCACCGCATTTCCCGCGCGGTGATTATGATCAAAGCCGCAGAAGCCGATACGATCACCGGATCCAAGGCAACCTACATCCTGATCGACGAAACCCATGTCTTCGCGACCAGGGCGAATGCAGCCGACATCTTCGTCGAGATCCGCGGTTCGCTCGCATCGCGTCCGGACGGGTTTTTGATCCAGATCACGACGCAGTCCAAGAAGCCGCCAGCCGGGGTGTTCAAGGCGGAACTGGACATTGCACGCGAGGTCAGGGACGGAAAGCTGTCTCTTCCCCTGCTTCCGGTGCTTTACGAGCTGCCGATCCGGATGTCGGAAAACGGTGGATGGATGAAGCCCGAGACATGGGCTCTCGTCAACCCGAACCTGAACCGGTCCGTCGATGAAGGGTTCCTGGCCGACGAGATCACCAAGGCGGAACGGGAAGGCAAGGCGCAGCTTGCCCTGATCGCCTCGCAGCACTTCAATGTGCAGATCGGCATGGGCAATTTCGCTGACCGGTGGCGCGGCGCGGATTATTGGGAGGCGGCGGCCTTTCCGACTATTGCCGACCTTTCGGAACTGCTTAGACGGTCTGAGGTCGTGACGGTCGGAGTTGACATGGGAGGCACTGACGACCTTCTTGGCCTTGCCATCATAGGCAGGGAAATCGGCGCGAAACGTTGGCTTCTTTGGAACCATGCTTGGGCCGTGCCGTCCGTGGAGGAAACCAGAAAGTCGATCGCGGCAACGCTGAATGATTTCGAGGATGATCAGACCCTAACGGTTCTTCCTACGCTTACGGAAGTGGTTGTCGCTCTCGCCGATAAGATTGAGGAAATATTCCTCAGCGGAAAATTACCGGAGCGCGCCGGAATCGGGTTCGATGCCTGGGGAACAAAAACGGTCATTTCTGAGCTGGAAATGAGGGGTATTCATACCTCCGAACAGAACGGTCCGATCATCGGGGTTTCGCAGGGTGTCAGGCTTTCCTCGGCAATATTGACGACCGAATGGCGTCTTCGTGAAGGGACTTTAGTCCATGCGGATTTGCCAATGATGAATTGGTGCGTCGGAAACGCCAAGGCCGTCTTAGCTGGGAGCAACTGGAAAATCGAGAAGGCCGCGGCCGGTACGGCAAAAATCGATCCGTTGATCGCAACCTTCAACGCCGTCTCCCTGATGGATTTCAATCCTGTGGCATCGGCGGTTCTGGACGTCTCGGCCATGGTAGGCTGACAAGGAGATCAAACATGGAAATCCTGCATCGAACCGTCGTCCGAGAGGGCGCCGGAACTGAATTCGTTATTTCGGATGGGAGCCTTGACCGCCACGGCACGCGCATTAATCCGGCAGGATGGGATCTGACTGCGTTCAAGCGGAATCCCATCGCACTATTCGGTCATTCCGGCGGTTTCCCGATCGGTAGATGGGAGGATGTTCGGATCGATGGGAAACGGCTTGTCGGCAAGCTGGTGCTCGCCGATGACGGAACCAGCCCGCGTATCGACGAACTCCGAAAGCTTGTTGAGCAGGGTATTCTACGGGCGGTTTCCGTCGGCTTCAGCGTCCTGGAATTTGGAACGCCCGGAAAGAGCGAATTTGATTACGAGAAGCAGGAATTGCACGAGGTTTCGCTCGTGTCGGTTCCATCCAACACCAACGCGCTCGCGAAGGCGAGGTCGCTCAACATTTCCCAATCCACGATTGAATTGGCCTTTGGCGAGCATGCCGATGAAGGCCGCAGGATCGTGTCTCCCGGCGAGCATGCCGATCCAAGCAATGCGGACATGAAGCGCACCCGTGAGGGCGTTCAGCCGTTACCGAAAGCAAAAAACATGACCACTCTCGCACAGCGCATCGCCGATGCGCAGACTGCATACAATACCGCTCGTGACGCATATCAGGAACATATCGGTCAGGATGACTATGATATGGAGCGGGCCGACGCACTGAAGGACGAGATGAAGGAGCGCCAGGCGCGGCTCACCTCCCTCAAGGATGCGGAGCGTGAACTCGGCGCCTCTGCCGGACAGCGTGACGACAACGGTAAGCCCAAGACCCCGGCCGTGCGCCGTCCTCTTGGTATCCGGGAACGGGAGCCGAAGCCCGGGGACCTGGTGATCAGGGCGGCTGTCTGCGCGACTCTTGCCAAGCTTACTAACAGCAACCCGATCAGCGTTCTGGAAGAGCGGTACCGCGATCACGAGGCGACGAACATCTTCGTTCGTGCCGCCGTTGATCCGGCAAAGACCACTGTCCAAGGGTGGGCAATGGAGCTCGTCGAGACGGAAACCGTCGCGTTTCTCGAAACGCTTCGCGACATCTCCTTTTATCCCCGCCTCGCTTCTCTCGGCGCCAACCTGCAGTTCGGTCCCGGGCGCGGCGCTGTCAAAATCCCGTCCCGCGCGGCAATCCCGTCCATCAGCGGTTCGTTTGTCGCCGAGGGCGCCCCGATCCCGGTTCGTCGGTTTGGGCTGACCAGCACCACGCTCAACCCGCACAAGATGGGCGTCATTTCCTACTTCACCAAGGAAATGGCCGCCTATTCGACGCCGCAGATCGAAAACCTGTTGCGGCAGGAGATCCGCAACGACACGGCAGAGACGATCGATACGTTGCTGATCGACACTTCCGCCGGATCGACGACCCGCCCCGCCGGCCTGCTGAACGGCGTATCCGCCCTTGCAGCATCGACCGATGGCGGATGGGCAGCAATCATGCAGGATATCGACACTCTGGCGGCACCTTTCGACACTGCCAAGGCCGGCCGGCAGCTCGTACTGCTGATGAACAAGCGTGAGGCCCGCAAGCTCACGTTCGTTCCGGGTCCCGACGATCGGATGGGTTCGATGCGACAGATCCTCACCGATTCCGGCATCACCCCGATCTCGTCCGTCAATGTCCCGGCCGGTCGCCTGATCATGATCGATGCCGCCGACTTTGCGACCTCGGCCGACGATCAGCCGGTTTTCGACGTCAGCGAGGAGGCGGTTTTCCACGCCGAGGATACCTCGCCGGCGCAGATCAGCACGGCTGGATCGCCGAACGTCGTTGCCGCCCCCGTTATTTCGATGTTCCAGACCGCCAGCATCGCCCTGCGCATGCTGATGGACATCACCTGGGCAATGCGCCGGGCCGGCATGGTGCAGTGGATCGACGGCGCGGACTGGTCGTACAGCGCCTGATTTCTCAACGAGGTGTGAGGCGCTATCGCCTCACACCATTCCTCAAGGAGAGCCGTTATGAAGAGCACGACGAAGATCGAAAAGCCTGTTCCGACACAGGACAAGGCCGACGAGATCGTATCTGAAGAAAATAAGACCTCGGCGGAACCGGTTACGAAGGCCAAAGCAAAGCCGGCCACCTCTGACGGACCTTATCCGACCCAGGCTGACCTGGATGCGATCAAGGAAGGTCGATTTCGCAATCGCGAGGTCAAGGCTGAAAACAACGACGCCACCTACAAGACCCGCTGAAGACCATGGCCAACTGGCTCACCCGTATCCTCCCTTCGTCCGCGACGCGCGCCAAGGAAGGTGAATTCCGTCCTGGCCCGTACGCGCTTTCGAACGGGTGGCTGTCGGCGACTGCCGGCCGCTTTCTCAACTGGTGGCAAATGGGCTATTCGCTTAACCCATATGGGCAAAGCAGCGCGATGGTCGAGGCTTGCATATCGGCGTATGCGCAGACCGTTGCTATGTGCCCTGGCGATCACTGGAAGACGTCGCCGGATGGAGGTCGTGACAGGGTCACCACTTCTGCGCTCACGCGCATCCTTCGCAAGCCCAACGACTACCAGTCGATTTCGGATCTTCTCCTTAATCTCACGCGGCGGCTCTATGAAAGGGGCGAGGCGTTCGGCCTTGCCATTCGTAACGATCGCGGGGAGCCCGCAGAGTTGCATTGGTTGCGTGAGGGGCGCCCCTTGATCGCGGAAGACGGCTCCATTTTTTACTCCCTTTCCGGCAACCAGATTGTGGAGCGCCGGTTTGACCTTTCATATCCAATCCCTGCCAGGGATGTTCTTCACATCCGGCTTCATACGCCACTTCATCCGCTGAAAGGCGAGAGCCCGATCGTCGCGACGGTCTTGGAGCGCTCGATGGCGGGCGCTGCGCTTAATCAGCAGATCGCGTTCTACCTCAACCAGGCCAGACCTTCGTTCATGCTGGAGACTGACCAAAAACTGACGGCTGAGCAGACGAAAGAACTTCGCGAGGTATGGGACAGGCAGACGCAGGGAGAAAACGCAGGAGGAACTCCGATTCTTTCCTGGGGTCTGAAAGCCAAGCCTGTCACTGTATCGGCTGATGATACGGCCCTCGCGGACATGCTAAAAATCACAGATCAGAGCATTGCTCTGGCGTTCAGGATGCCGCTTCAGGTTCTGGGGGTAGGTGGCACGCCGTTCGCGTCGACGGAAGCCCTGATGTCGTCGTGGAAGTCGTCTGGCCTCGGTTTCGCTCTCAATCACATCGAGGAGGCTTTCGGGCTTCTCTTCGGCCTGAAGGGTCAACCGGACGAATACCTTGAATTTGACACCAAGGCACTCCTTCGAAGCAACTTCAAGGAGCTCATCGAAGGTCTATCTCGCAGCGCGATCAGCGGAATTCATTCGTCTGACGAGGCGCGGAACGAGATTGGTCTCCCGCGCACACCTGGGGGCCATGGCGCCGAGCCGAGGGTTCAGCAGCAGGTTGTCCCGCTCAGTTACGGCAGCAAGATGACGCCTCCGGATCCAAACAAGGTAGCGCCGACCGCGCCCGCTCCCAACAGCGAGGAAGACGATGACGACGCAGGTCGAACCTACGAAGACTACAGCCGGCAAATCGATGACCTCGTCGCGCGACACGCTAGCTCGGTTCACTGACGCCGCGGCGGACGCTGTCGCCAGAATGATGGCGGCCGTCCTGCGAGATGCGAAATCGGAACGTGAAATCCGTGAGGCCGATTATCGGGCGAGAGTTGCCGAGATGGATCTCAGGATCGCGTCAGTAATGGAGCTTGAGCGTCGGCTTTCAGAACGTCTTGCCTCCGTCAAAGATGGAGAGCCGGGTGCCCCCGGACGAGATGGCGTCGATGGGCGAGACGGAGCACCTGTCGCAGTTGAGGAAGTGCGCGAGATGGTCCGCATCGAATGCGAGCGCGTCCTTGCAACATGGGATAGGCCGAAGGACGGCGCTAGCATCAGTATCGAGGACGTCTCGCCGGCAATTGAAGAAGCCGTTGCGCGAGCTGTCGCGTCGTTGCCGCCAGCAAAAGACGGTCGCGATGGCGTGGACGGAAAAGATGGCCGCGACGGCGTAGACGGAAAAGATGGAGAGCGCGGCTCCGACGGGGCGCCGGGAAAACTGCCTCCGGTATCTGGATGGCAAGACCGCGTCCATTATGAAGGCGAGGTTGTGACCTGGCGCGGAAGCTTGTTCCAGGCGATGCGCGATACAGGCAAAGATCCTGGCCATGACGATTGGCAATGCATCGTTGTTGCTGGAGCGAATGGCAACGACGGGCAGGACGGCCGGTCATTCGTCATCAGGGGAACCTGGCTGGAAATAAACGAATATCGCCATATGGATGTTGTTGCGCTGAACGGGGCGTCATTTGTGGCCAAACGGGATAATCCCGGGCCGTGCCCTGGCGATGGCTGGCAGCTGATGGCGGCACAGGGCAAGCGCGGCGCCCCTGGAGAAGCAGGTAGGCCGGGTCTTCGCGGTGAACGCGGAGAGGCTGCACAGGCACTTCTTTCCGCAGCGATTAATGATGACGGTTTGCTGACACTGATAGCTGGGGACGGGTCAAGGGTCGAGTGCGACCTATACCCGGTCTTGGCCAGGCTCAAGCATTAGTGAAACCCTGAGAAGGGCCAATCCGGCGAGCCGGTAGGACCTGCCGCCACCCTAGCAAAGGAAACGAAAATGCGTCTGTTCGAAGTGACTGTTACGACCGCTGCTGATGGATCGGCCACCGCGTATCTACCGTCCGAGGGCAAGTGCCGAGGCGAGCTGGAGATGATCCAGTATGAAAAGATCGATTTTGCCGACACGGTCGATTTCACCATTACGGATGAGGTGACCGGGGAAAGCCTCTGGACCGATACCAACATCACAGCGTCGGAAATCGTCAGGCCACGCGCTCCGGTCATGGATCAGGCCGGCGCGCCTCGCCTATACGCTGCTGGTGGAACGGCGGTGAGTAGCAAGATCGCGATCGTATCGCGCATCAAGATCGTCATTGCCGCTGGCGGTAATGCCAAGTCCGGGAAATTCCGGGTCCACATTAATTAATATCGGTCGGCCCGGAATTTGTTGGCGATAGACAAGGGTGTTATTTGAGATGTTTTCCGTCGCGCGCATTTCCGGGCCTTCTGCAATTGCCGTGGCAGGTGACGTTCCTGGCCCTCATTTGCCGGATGATCCAGGCGTCACTCAGGTAATCGCAGCGGTGCAAAATACAGTTGATGGCCCTACCGGGTGGTTGGGCCGATGCATCGGCAAGCAACGCCTGCGAATGGAAGCGGGGCATTTCCCATGTCGCGATCTTGACCTTCCTTATCCGCCGTTAATCGGGAACGTGACCGTAACATATCTCACTCCTGAGATGACCGAAGAGACGATCGACGAAGCCAATTACCGCACCATCGGCAGCAAGCTGCGATTTATCTCAGGTTTCGCCTTTCCGGCAACGGCATGTGAGCCGGATGCAATCCGCATCGAATATGATGCGGGGTATGAGCCGGCGAACGTTCCTCCGGAAGCGAAGCGCGCCGTCGTTCTGATGGCGATGAAGATGGTGTCCTTCAGTAAGGAAACCCTTTTCCTGCGGTCTGAGGAGGTCGATGGCATCGGTAAAATTGACTATACGGTCTTTGATCAAGCTGGTGAGGTGCTGCGTAAGGCTTCCGATGAGCTTTTGTCCGGTTTGAAGATTTACCAACTATGACGCCAGACCAATCAATTGCGATGCTGGACCGGCAGCTTGCCCGGCATGGTCAGACCGTTCGCCTTCGAAAAGGCAATACTGCCGTAGGCGAGGCGACGGTCAAGGCCTTCGTGCGCGGCATCAAAGCCGACGAGATAGCCGGGACGATCACGCAGTCGGACAAAAACGTCACGGTTTCCCCGTCTGGTCTCGCCACCTTCGGTATGCCTGCGGCAGGCGGTACGGTGGTGGTGGACGGGACTCCGCGGGCCATCATCGGTTCGCCGGAGATCATAAAGATGAATGACGTCGTAGTTCGCATCAACATGGTGGTGAAGGGCTGATGGCTGCGATCGCGGAGACGGTGAGGATCCTCAAGCAGGATACCGTCGAGGCCACGAAGGCTTTACTGGTTCAGACCGCTAGGCGCGAGCATGCCAAGATCATGGCGGCAGATCCTGCGCCGCAGTCATTTGTCCGCATCGTCGACGGCATCATAGGTGCATCGGAAGATCAGGCGAGGCCGGATGGCGTCATCATCTATCAGTATCGTCGTCTCGACGAGGTTGTCGAATTCGCCATGGATACGCTGTTTGATCTGTCGCCGGTTCTATCGGGCAAATATCGCCTCTCGCACACTATCATGGTCGACGGCATTGCCGAGCGGAACCTGAAGAACTGGAAGCCGGGTTCCGAGATCTCGATCATGAACCAGCTTCCCTACAGCCGGAAAATCGAAGTCGGCAAGATGAAGATGCGGGTCTCGGGCACGTCCAGGGTTTACCAACAGGCGCTTCGCAAGATCATGGATCGGTACGGCAACCTGGTGACGGTTCGTTTCACATACCGGTCCGCTCGCGGCGCCCCGACCAAGGGCGCGGACCGCGACAGCTACCGGTTTCCGACGCTTGTGATCAGGGAACGATAATGGCCGATTACGCAGGCGCGGAAGCCGCCATCCTTGCCCGTCTGCAGGCCGGATGGACGACGACGCGCATCACTTATCAGAACGAGACGCCGGCCGATCCTTGGCCGCCGGTTATCGCCGCACCAACTCCGGAAGATCCGGATGCGACGATCCTCGCGCCATGGGTCAATCTCGAAATCGAGTGTTTCAGTGCCCCGATCATCGGTCAGGGGAGGCCCGGCAACCACGTTTATAAGTATGACGGGTTGATAGAGGTTCATGTGTTCACACCGGTTGGCACCGGAACGGCCCTTGGCAAGGAATATGCGGTGGCGATCGGCGAGATCTTCCGGCGCAAGAAATTCTACGATCAGACGCCTGGTTGCTACGTTCGGACGGAAGATCCGTATCCGGCGGCCGGCAACAGCAGATCCGACGACGGCAACTGGTTCGGCACGACGATGACGTGCCCGTTCGCCTACTGGCATCGCGGCTAGGCCGCTTTCACCAACATCAACCCGCCTCGACGCGGACAACTGAGGAGCGCTCGCGATGAGCTATTCTGAGAATTGGAACGGCTATGTCGCCATCAAGGAGCAGTCCGGCAAGGGGGTCCAGGCCTCCGGCGCTGGCGGCCTGCTCCTGTGGACGAGCGGCGGCCAGGGTGGTCAGCTCACCAAGCAGGCCATCCAGTCGCAGATTGTCCGCCACGATGCGCAGCAGCTGCGCGGCCGACACGGTTCGCGGCGGACCGCCGGTACCTATGCCAGCGAAATCGCTATCGGGCGCGCCGATCCCGTCATCGAGGCACTGATGCGCAGCGGCTGGTCGACGGCGGACCTCACCATCACTCAGGTCGCCATGACCAGTGTGACGACCGGGGCAAATACGATCGTTGCGGCCGGGGGAAGCTGGATCACCCAGGGCCTGCGGGTTGGCGATGTCATTCGGGCAACCGGCCTTCCGGACGCTGCAAACAACGGCAAGAACCTCCGGATTGTCGGCCTGACCGCTTCCACGATCACGGTCGCCGAAGCGCTCGTCGTCAACGCAGGCGCGGACACGACCTTCTCGATCATCCGTCCGGGGCGCGTCATCATCAACGGCGCAGCCGGCGCTCTTGCCCGGAAATACTTCACCATTGAGGAGCACGAATACGACCTCGATGCATCGGAGGTCTATACGGATTGCCGCTGGTCCCGGATGATGCTGCGGCTGAATGCCGATGGCCTGCTCGAATGCGAGTATGGCTGGACCGGTACCGGCGCGCTCGATGTCGTCGACGCCGCGGACGCTCCCCACTTCACCGATCCGACCGACCCGACGAACGTCTCGCTCGCGGCGTCCGAGGCTGTGCTTCGCTTCGGTTCCGGCGACGAGCTCGATCTGACCGCCTTCGATTTTACGATGGATCTGCAGCCCGCAGCCCCGGCCACGGTCAATCCGACCGGCCTTGCGCCCGACGTGTTTCTCGGGACGGTGCAAGTGTCGATGAACCTGACGCTGCTGCGCAAGGATATGCAGGCTCTTGCCGACCTGTCGGACGAGACCGTGCTGTCGCTGCATCTTTTGGCATCCGAAAACGAGACCGCGCCGGCGGACTTCTTCTCCCTCGCCGTGCCGAATTTCACGCTCGGGAGCGTCGCCAAATCGGCACTGACCAAGTCCGGGGGCGCCAGGACAGTGACGATCGGCGTGCCGGCCGACCTCGTCGGCAAGGATACGCGTGGCGGCGCGTTCGATCCAACCACCGTCAAGATGCAGGTCAGCAACGCAAGCTGACCTGCCAAGCCAGAAGGAGGCAATCATGAAAACTGCAGAGAAGAAGGTGCGGGACGCCGCGTCCGCCCTTCATGAGGCCATCACCGAGGCTCGCGCTGCGGGTCTGCACGTCGTTTGGCCGCGCACCGTCCACGACCTCCCGACGATCGCGGTCAGCGAAACGAAACAGGCTTCCGCAACCGTTCATGTCGACATGCCCGAAGGCACCGACCCCGCTCTCGCCGGCAAGGCGGAAGCGGCTGCCGCGAAGGCTGTCGACAAGACCGTGGAGCGTTCGAAGTAACGAGATCGGCGCCGACGAGCTGATAAAGATTGCGCGCAATGGCGGACGGGCGTGTCGGCGCCCGTCCGCTTCCTTCCGACAAAGGATCGCACCATGATTACTGAAGCTATCGATATTTCCGGCTTTCTGCCGACCGACACGAGCTCCCTGAACATCCTGACAGCGGATGGCCGGGAGACCGGATGGATCGTCACTCTGGCCGGCCCGTCACACCCGAAATCTCTCGCTCATAGCGACGCCGTCGCTCGCCGTTCCCTCGATCGCGCCAAGCGTATCGAGCAGGCGCAGATCAACGGACGCAAGTACAAGGCAGACGATCAGACGCCCGAGGATGTCCGGCGCGAAAACGTCGAAGGCATCGTGGCGCGGATTGTCGACTGGACACCGGTCAAGATCGGCGCGGAAACCTACGACTTCTCGCGGGCCGCGGAACTCCTGATCAAGCCGGAGATGGGATGGGCCTATGCCCAGATCCTCGAAGCTTTCGGCGATGAGCGCCGTTTTACGAAGAGCTCCGCCAAGCCCTGATCGACTTCGCGGAGCGGTCATTCGCCCTTGCGGTGACCGACAAGGACGGCGTCACCGTTCGCGAGCAGCTTCAGGCGCAGCTCGGCCGGACCAAGAAGCCGGCAAGGATCAGGGAACTTGAAGCGGATCTGGCAATGCCCCGGTATCCGGAAGAGCTGGCCTACATCTGGCGGGCTTACAATCGGATACGGGCTAGAAAAGGCAGCGGCTTCGCAGGACGGGCGCCGATCGAGTGGCCTGATATCGACGCCTTTTGCCGAAACACCAGAACGGTGCTAGCGCCCTGGGAAATTGAGATCATCGAGGCTCTCGATAACGCCTTCATGGCGGTCAAACAGCAGCCGTCACCGTGAAACGTGACGGTCGTATCACTCCTATTTCATTGCACGGAACCGGTTCATGGGCGCAGAACAGCGAGTGGTCGAGCTTGTCATCGACGCCAGCGGCACGGTTGCCGGCGCGCGTCTGGTAAGCCAGGCTTACGACCATATGGGCGACCGGGCGGAGGCGGCTGCGCAGAAGGCGCAGGCGGCGTTTGATCGTCAGCAGCAGATCTATTCGCGCCAGCTTCCACGGTCGATCGACCAGGTTGGCGACGCCTATGATCGCCTGCGCGGCCGTATCGATCCGGTATTCAATTCGCAGCTGCGCGCCGAGCGGGAAATGACTCAGAGCCTCGCGGTGATCAATCGCGCCGTGCTGCTCGGGGTCACCACCGAACGGGAGGCTGCCGCGACCATCGCGAAGCTGAAGCGTCAGCAAATTGAGGAGATCAACCGCGTCCGGGATGCGCAGATTCAAGCGAACAGCGCCGTTCGCATGCATTCGGTAGCGAACGACAATGACCCGGAGACTGGCGTGCAACACCGCCGTCAGAATCTCGGGTTTCAACTTCAGGATATCGGCGTTTCGCTTTACGGCGGAATGCCGATTGCTACCGTGCTAATTCAGCAGGGATCGCAGATCCTGGGCATTTATGGCGGGCAAGGCGGCGTCAATGCAGCCATCCGAGACTTCACCGCTATTGTTTCGGCCGCGGTTCGATATGTGGCTCCATTCGCGGCAGCTGGCGCTATTGCGTATGGCGCGTATAAGATCCTCGCCGCGAATACGGCCGAGGCGTCCCTTGCCGTCGATGACCTGACGCGGAACTTGGCTTCTCAGGCGACGACTGTTGGCGGAGTGCAGTCGCAGATCAACGGGCTTTCTTCGCTGCAGAAGGAGTATCGCGATGCGATCGCAGAGACTGGCACCACACATTCGACGGTAACGACCTCGATCATCTCCGGCCTGGAGCGGCAGTTCGGCGCACAGAAGGCGCTTCTGGAGCTTGAACTCCGCCGTCAGGACGCGTTGGTCAAGACGCAGCAGTCTGAATTGGCAATCGCCGAGATCCAGCTGCGACGGCAGGTGGCGACGAGCGTCAACACCCGCATGGATCTTGAAGCGAGGGGCTTCGCCGATCCGCGTATCGGCCGCTTCGTCAACAACCTGCCGGATGACATTACCGGACTTGCGGCCACCCGTGAGATCCTGGAGAACTCGCCGCTTGCCGACAAGATCAAGGAGATGCGTGCCAACCTCACCTTGACTGAAGAGGCCGCAAACTCCCTTCGGCGCGCATTGGAAAAGACCTTTACCGATGTTGGCGGTCCGGATCGGCCCGGCGGCATTGGCCCCCTGGTGAGCGACAGCTCCATCTATCCGGATCTCGGCCAGCTCGGCGGGCTGTTTTCCGAAAATGGCAAGCTTTATTCTCCTGAGGACTTCATCCCGAAGGGCAATATTCCGGGACCGCAAAGCCGGCCGCTCCGCGAGCTCGATCCGGGCCTCAACCCGTATGACCAGATCAACAAGAGCGGCAAGGAACGATTGCAGCAACTCCAGCAGGAGGCCGATGCGCTCGGATTGACCGGGTCTGCCGCTGCGGCGCTGCGCTTCGAGCAGGAGCAGTTGAATTCAGCCTATTCGCAAAACCTCGAACTGTCTCCGGACCAGATCAAGGCAATTCATGAGCAGGCGTCCGCATACGGCCAGCTGACCGCGCAGATGGCGCGCGCCCGGATGCAGGCAGATCTGCAGTTCGATATCGACCAGCTGGGCCGGTCGGCGATTGACCAACGGATTGCCTCGGCCCAGAAATCCGCCGGCTTGCCGATCGATCTCAACGGCGACTATGCCGGTCAGGTCCGGCAGATGGAGCGGGTCAAGGAGCTGCGTTCCGACGTTACGGGCTTTTTCAGTGACTTCAAGGAGGGACTGCTTTCCGGCGACAGTATCGGCGAGGCGCTTCGCAACTCGATCATCAACGCACTCTCGAAGCAGGCTGATCGACTCTGGGATCAGGTCTTCAACAGCCTTGCGAGGATCGCGTTCCCGGGCGGTGCGGGTGCCCAGAATACAGGCCTGTCTGCGGCGGGATCGATCGCTGGTTCATTATTTTCGGGCAAGGCGGCCAACGACAACCGGGCGGGTGGTTTCTCTGGACTTGCAAGCGCATCTTCCATCCCCGCGACCGATGTCGCTTCCTACATCGCCAAGGCTGCCGCCCAACGCGGCATCGATCCCGGTATCGCGCTTCGTGTTGCGAAGTCGGAAGGCGGCCTGAACAGCTGGAACATGCAGTCCAGCGTGTTCAAGAACGGCGTCCAGGAGCCGTCGTTCGGGCCTTATCAGCTCTATATGGGTGGCGGCCTCGGCAATGAGTTTCAGCGCCGCACCGGGCTTGATCCGAGGCTTTCCGCCAACGGTCCGGCCGGTGTGGACTTCGCGCTTGATCATGCGGCGAAGAACGGATGGGGCTCCTGGTATGGGGCGGCGAAGGTCGGCGTCGGCAAGTGGGATGGTATCGGCCAAGGTGCGGGCCTCGGTGACGCCGCTCAAGCCGCCAGCAAGTTTGCGACCGCCACCGACGCGGCAACCAAGGGGTTGGACACGTTCGGCGGTGGACTTGGCAAGGTCGGGCAGTCGTTGATATCCGCACCTTTCCCGGCGGCCCCGGCCGCGCCATCAGGCGGCGGTGGCGGCCTATTCGGGTGGCTCGGCGGTCTCTTCGGTGGCGGCGGACTGAATTCTGCCCTGTCCGCATCCCCGCAGTTCGCCAAGGCATGGTCGCTCGGCGGTATCGGGCTCTACGATCGCGGCGGCTTCACCGGTCATGGTGGCGTCAACGATCCGGCCGGTGTCGTGCATCGCGGCGAGGTTGTCTGGAGCCAGGCGGATGTCGCGCGCGCCGGCGGTGTTGGCGTCGTCGAGGGCATGCGCCTCGGTCTTCAGGGATATGCGGACGGCGGGGTTGGTGGTGGACGACCGACCGTAGCACCAATTCGCCAGGCGGCGGGTCCGGCCCCCGCGAACACCAATCTAAGGTTCGAGCATGTCCATTCGTTCGATGGCGACGGCAACATCAAGACGATGACCAGGACGATCGTTCGCGAGGAAGCGCCGGACATCTCCAGACAGGTGACGAGCGACCAGTTGCGCCGTGAACGGAAGGAACAGGAGCGGAGCGGTTTTGGCACGGTTCAGGCCATCTATACGAAGCGGAAGGGCTGATGGTGTCCAAATATTCGTCGGTCCCGACCCTCGACATCGATTTTATCATGCCGGGCGATGTGTCGTTTGACACTCCTGGAGGGGGTATCGATGGCGGGCGCAACGGCATGGGTGATGCGATCAGCATCAATCTGTCCGGTGGTCCGCTCGTAACCGCTACCGTCGCGAATTGCTTCATTCATGAGCCGGAGCAGTTCGAATATATCGGATGGCTGCGGGCGCGGATGAACAGCGGCGTTCGGTTTATCAACGTGCCGCTTCTCAACGACTGGTACGGGCCTTTCCCTATCATCGGTGGCGTGCCGACGCCGATCATCAAAGGCATTCCGCACTCGGATGGTAGCCTGTTTTCGGACGGGTCAGGTTATTCCCAGGCGACGGTCTGGGGAAAGGTCATGGAGGATGCGGCTCAATATGCCGGCATTCTGCGCATGCGGGTCTACAATCCGTCGCGGACACTCCGGCACAACGACTGGTTCTCGATCTATCACGAGGTCAAAGGCTGGCGTGCATACAGCTATTGGGAGGTTCTCGACCGTTACGACGACGGGATCGAGACGGTGGATGGGTACGATTTCCCGTTTCAGGAATATCGCTTGGCGCTTGACGTGCCGCTGCGCGAGGCAGTCACAGCCGGCACCCGTACCGAACTGGCCCGCCCGATGTGCGTCATGAAGTTTCCGCTCGGCTTCACGCTGCCGACCAATATCAAGGGGTTCTACGAGTCGAGCCCGACACTGCAGTTTACTGAAGGCAAGTGATGGATTTCGTCCCGGAAAGCATCATAGAGGAGATGCGCGGCAGTCATACGCTTGGCATTTTCATGCATGTCGCGACGGATCCGCCGCTGCATGTCTGGTTCGGCACAGAAGACATTCCCGCCAACTTCGACAGCATCGACGATGAGGGCTCGGTATATCTCGGCGGTGGCGTGCTGAATGGCCTGCCTACTCTTGAGGTGCTGCTCAACGGCTCGTCGGACGCCGTGGATTTCAGCCTGTCCGGCATCGACCCGGAAACGGGCCGGGCGATGATCAACAGTTTGCCGCCTGTGCGGGGAAAGCAGGTGACGATCGGCCTCACGACGCTGGATGACCATTTCCAGCCGATGAGCTCGATTATCCCCTTCTGGCAGGGTACCGCATCGCACACGGTGGAAGAGTCGCTTCCGGTCAAGTCAGCCCAGTCGCCGACCTTGACCTTGAGCCTCTCGGTCATGGCTGGATCTGTCTCCCGATCGAGGCCTTCAAGGTCGCTGTGGTCGCAGCCACACCAGGAGGCGCTCTCCGCTCCGGGGCATCCGCTCGACAAGTTCTGCAACGAAACTGCCCGTCTTGCGCGCGGCGTCTCCCCTCCGTGGGGCCTTGGATACTGACATGGATATCATGGAATTCAGGCGGCTGCCGCACCGTTTCCAGTGGGGCGGCGACGGCAAGCCGCATCGAGACGATCCCTATGGCCGGATCTATAACGATTGCACCACGATATGCGCGACGTGGGCGGAAATCCTGACGGGTACCGATCCTGCAGCAGATCTTCGCGGCACCTACCGGACAGCAGAAACCGCCCATGTGATCATCGCGGATGCCGGAGGCCATGTCGCGTTCATGGAAGGGCGGCTCCTGCCGCTCGGGTTCAAGCGCGTTCAGCATCCGATCGACGGCGATATCGGTTGCGTGATCGCCCCGGCCGGGATCGAGGGAGGATTTACGGAAGTCGGAGCAATCAGGTTTGGGCCGCTCTGGTTGTCGCTCGGGCCTGCCGGTCTCGTCGGCAAGCGTCTGGACATGGTTGCCGCATGGAGGTTCTCGCGTTGAGCCTTCGTCGCGACTACGAGAACTTGCCGTCCGAGGAAATCGAGATCCGTGCGCGCGACGAGTATTTCTACTCGTCGACCAAGGGGTTTGTGAAACCCGATCTGCGTGACCCGATCTTCACGCCGCTGTTTACCGCCATCCTTGGTGCCGGCGGCCTCGGCCTTTCGGGAACTGCGCTTTCGATTGGGGTCGGTATTGCATCGGCGCTCGCCACCACGGCCCTGACGATCGGCCTGCAGGCCGCGATGATGCCGAAGCCGCCGAAGCCGGAAAAAGGGAAGTTGCCACTCCAGCAGGCGATCCCGTACCGAATATTCGGTTATGGGCGAAATCGTACCGCTGGCGCCTTCATGCTGTGGGAGACGAACGGCCCCAACCTCATATCGGTGCAGGCGATCAGGGCGCATCGGATCAAGTCGTATAACCGGTTCTGGCTTCATGATGATGAAGTCACGGTTCCTCCTGGCGGCGGAGTCGCCTCGTCAGGATCTGAACGGTATGGAGTAAATGTCGGGATCCAGTATCGCCTCGGCATGGCGGTCGAGACCGCCTATCCCTTTGTGGCGGATAGCTTCTCTGCGGCCGGGCTCTGGTCATACGATCATCGCGGGGACGGCCAGGCGTCGGTCGCCATGTACGCCTCGGCGACACGCGAAAAAGATCAGAGGAAGATGTTTCCGTACGGCGCTCCTCGCCTGTCGACGGAAACCGACGATTACCATTGCTGGGACCCTCGCGATCCCGATCAGGATCCCGACGATCCGGATACTTGGACCTGGACGCAGAACACCGCACTGCAGATTATTCATTGGCGCTGCTTCTCGGAATTCGGCTACCGGCGCGACTATCGGAAAGCGATCCTGCCGGTACTCGACTATTGGATGGAGGAAGCGGACATTTGCGACGAAGACGTTCCGCTTGCAGCCGGCGGTACGGAAAAGCGCTACCAGAGCAATATCTGGGATACGACGGAGAACGATCCGAAGGCAACGTTCAACGCGTTGCTCGCCGCATGCGATGGACACCACGTCGTCCGCGGCGACGGCGCGGAAATCCTCACTGTAGGAAAGTTCCGGGAAAGCCGATGCGCGACCCTGACGGATGAAGATATCCTGGGATACCGCGTTGAGGGCGGCATTCTCCCCGAGGATGAAATCAACCGGCTTGTGCCGACGTTCAACTATCCCGCCACGGGCTATACTACTACTGATACCGACTATTACGAGGATGTTGACGCGCAGATTGAGGCCGGCCGGGTGATGTCGGCTCAGGCTGATTACGCCGCCGTTCAGCAATGGCGGCAGGCTCGACGGCTCGGTATTCGGGACTGGAGGCGGTATCTGGAAAAGATCCGCGGCACGCTGAACATTGGCCTGTGCGGGATCAATGCCGCCTATGCACGGTGGGTGAGAGTTCTGGCGCCTATCCGGCTTCCGAAACTCTACGGCGACCTGATCGAAAACCGCCGCTCGGTGCTGGCGCCTGCGCAAGGCGGGTTCACGATGGACTTCATCCGCCACCCGGATGATATCGACGCATGGAACCCCTCGGTCGACGAGGGCAAGCAGCCACATGTTCCGGGTGTACCGAATGCCGTCGGCGTCGTGACGCCGGTCATCAATCTGGTGCAAGCAAGGCCCAACGGCCAGAGCGTCTATATCCGCGTCGTCATCCTCGATCCCGAGGATACAAGCCTGACGCCCGTCGTGAGGTACCGACTAGCCGACAATGGCACCGGCAATCCGGGGGCGTGGATCGAGCAGCAGTTTTCCGGCGCTGCTGCGTCTGGTGGGTTTATCGAGCTCAACACATCGGTCGTACCGAGTGACAAGCTTCTCGACATCCAGGCGCAATTCATTTCGTCCGGAGGAGCGCCGGGCAACTGGTCGATCACAGCGAACATCACCTCGACGGTGGATGCCGTGGCACCTGGAACTCCGACGAACATGACAGCTCCGAACAGCGTGACCACCGTCCCGGTCAGCGCCAAGGCGGCGAACGACAACACTCGATACCTGATCTTCAAGCGCGGCACGACAGGGCAGACCTTCGCAGCTGCGACACAGATCGGCCGCTACTCGGTCACTGCCAACCAGGTGATCGCCTTCAACGACACTCCTGGCGCCGGCACTTGGAAATATTGGTGCGGCGCCGAGAACATCTCCGGGGTTCCGTCAGCAGCGCAGGCCTCGGCTACGGCAATCGTTACGTAGTTTCGAAAGACATCATCCCACTCAGCCTTGGCGTTCGTCGCCGGGCGCTTTTGCATGAGGATTTCCATGCCTGAACTAGCCTCGATCATCTGGGCAGACGGTCCATCTTTGGTGCCGAAGGAGCCACCCAAATCAAAGATCAGGGCTTGGGCCGCATGGGTCGAAGGGCTGATCACCGCCTTTACCACCAACGGCGGCCTGATCTATTCCTCGCTGGCGTTGCTCAATGACGACCTTGAGCATGCTGACAAATCCATGGCGTGGGTCTACGGCGATGCGGCCGTTGCCAACAATGGCGTTTATGGCAAGGTCGGTGCATCCGGCACTGGTTCATGGACCCGCCGCAGTGATCTGCCGTTTTCGTTCATCATAGCCAACGACGCCGGCGCGGGCACGCCGAATGCTATAATCGCCACCACCGCTATTCCCGTGGTGTCGTCTGCTCTCGTTTGGATGAACGTTGCCGACACCAATACCGGCACGCCGGTTACTGTCGCGTTCAACGGCGGCACGGTCCTCACCGTCAAGACGAATGCAGGCAACGATGTCGCTCCAGGCGGTCTCGCTGCGGGCACGATCGTCATGGGCATCGTGTCGGACTCCATGTTCCGGCTTTTGAGCGACCAGGCAAGCACAGCCATCCTTGCAGCGGCCGAAGCTGCGCAGGATGCGGCGGAGGCCGCGCAAGCTGCGGCTGAGGCGGCGCGGGATATCGCCATTGCTGGCGTCACCGTGCCGATCTATGCGACGATTGACGGGATGACAGCCGTCACAGTTCCTGTCTTGATCAAGACTGTCCGCGTCAATGGCCGCACGACAGCCGGCGACGGCAAGGAAGGCACGTTCATTCGTGTGCCGGCTGATCCTGGTTCGACGGTGAGTGCGGATGACAAGTTCCGTTCTGCTGATAGGTTCATGCCGGACGGAAGCACGAGCTCAGGCAATGGCGGCTGGTGGCAGCGCAAGGCTGCGACCTATGCCGAAGCTAAGAGCAATGAATGGATACCCGGTCGTGAATTCAGTTTACCGGCAGGATATGGGGCTGGGACTGCTGCAGCGTTCAACACGGCTATGCAGGCCGTTGCACTTCGGGGTGGTGGTAAGGTGATAGTCCCAGCTGAAACCATCATACTCGATGCTACTCTCGACAACAAATACGCTGACGTGATGTTGATGAGTAATCACATGCTCAAAGGCCAATCGGCAGGTGGTGCGGATCCGTTCGGGCAAGGCGCAAAATTCGTGGCCACATTCGCCGGCATCATGTTCCGTCACCGGACGCCTTACGCTTCCGAGATGGGCGGCGTTATGCAGCGTCGGAACAATGGTGGTGGTATCCGTGGGATTACGCTGAACGGCAACCTGATCGCTACTCAAGGCATGCTTGCCGATAGCATCGCCAATCACCACCATGAGGTTTATGTAACCGGCATTGTCGGTGTACTCGGAACCGCATTTGCCATCGGATACAAGTGCGGCGTCACTGGTACCGACGTTGGCGAGGCCGCCGATATCCAGAATGGAGTAATGAACCTAAAGGTCCGTCAGATTGATGCAGTTGCTGAACGTTCGGTGGGAGGCATCGTCATCAACGGCTCAACTAATGCTAATTTCAGCCTCAACGGGCGAATGGATATGACGGTCCAGCATTGGGACGGTACGGCGCTCTACGGAATATGCGCCGACAACAATCGCGACATGTATTTCCGATCGCAGAGGGTAGGCGGCACGGGCAGCGCGATCCTATGCCAAGGTATTGGCGCGGTTCCCGGTGGCCCTGTAGGATTTCAGGGGAACGTATTCCGGCTCGTTTCGTGTAATGCTCCTGTCGTTCTCACCGGGACAGATGCAGGGGGGATAACGACCGGCGTCATCAACGAAATCATCTGTGATGATGACAACGGTATGGCAGAACCCACGGCAGGCACGGGATCGAAGTGGCTTATCCGTCGCAGCCGGGGGCGCACCAAGGGTTTTTCCTTCGACGGGCTTGATGCCGGTATAGGAGCGGCAGGCACTAACGCCGCAATGGCAGCGCGGGCCACCTATACATCTGCCTCGATTATCGCAGCCGGCGGCAGTGACCAAGACGTTGTTTTGGTCAATGGCACCACTGTTTGGCGCATATACATTGATACCACAACCAAGAACCTCAAAATCAACCGTGTTGCCGGTACCGGGAAACTTGATTTAGGTTCTGTCACGGAATTGCTCGTCGCAGGCCTGCAGGTGTCCTACGGTGCTAACGATAGCGGCGGGGCGGGGTTCAAAGTGTTGCGAGTGCCGAACTAGCGCCTTATTTCTAGGTGCTCTTGCTGTAGCTCGGCCTTGAGTTTCTCTGTAATAGCAAATGAAGCCATGCCAGGGATGGACACAAAAGTTAGGTAGCCATCCTCTACAGCCTTCAAGGCGATCGCGTATTGTTCTGAGGGCGCAGAGCCTTGTTTCAGCGTGAACCGGCCGTTTGCGTCAAGCAATTCGCTTATTTTATCGAGATCAACCATTCCAAGCGCTCCTTGTGATTGTGCCTATGCTGGTATCCATGGCGGGCTAACCTGAATCCCTGCCTTCTTCTCTGGAAGAGAGACATCAAGATAGATGTTATGCGCCCGCACTTCCACGAATTGCGAGATATGACTTTCCAAAGAACCCAAGGGAGCGGAGACGTCAATATCGTGGGTGATGTACTGGTATCGAGACGTGTCGAAATCGGGTGACAGGAAGGCAAAATAAGATTGCAGTTCAGGGAGTGAAAATTCCTTCCAGTGATGACCATAGGTACCATTGGCCATGATCTCATTTATTCGCGGCCCATAGCCATTCCCAGTCAGCATACGGTTCATCCGTTCGCTGATGGAGCGATGATACATGGAGTTCGGGGTGGTTACGATGATCCGGCCGCCTGGGCGCAGTACGCGGTAAACCTGTTTCCAGAACGGGATCGGGTTGAACGCCATATGCTCGATGATCTCGCAGAATAGAACGAGGTCAACGCTATCGTCGGGGAGGCCGGCTATGCTGTCCGCAAGCTCCATTCTATGCGTGACGCGCAGGTCCATCTTCATGGCTTCTGCGGCCTTCACGACCGATGGGAATGTCGTTGGGTTGGTGGTGTCTGACCCGATCATTCGATGCCCGCGGTTAGCGTACAGGAATGCGTTGTGGAGCCAATGACTTCCCATGTCGAGGATATCCAGCCGCGCTGCGGACGGTATAGGCGACAGGGCAAAGTCCCTAGTCTTGGTATATCGAGCCCAATGCGCCGCAAGATATTTTTCGTCGGTTACTCCGAATTGCGAGAACCATTGAGTGACGTTTGATAAGGTTTCCTCTTCGACAAGAAAGAGGCCAGCTTCGGACATAGGCTTTCTCCGCCGGAAGGGGAATTTTAGTTTCATGCCGGGTGGAACCGTAACCAGAATGGGTCGCGAGCCCTCACGGACGCCTCTGCGGTTCTTGTGCGGTAATATTTCTGGCCTCGATTGTCTTTAGTAAATGAGGCCATAGTCCACGAGGGGGTTATAACGCCAGCGTCCAGAAGCGCTTCGTTCAAGCCGGCGATCAGGTGAACAAGCGCCAGGTCGTCCTTATCATTGTGGTCAAAGCCATGACCGAAGCCGCGGTCAACGAACAGATCGACAATACCACCGCATCCGACAAACTTGTTGGGCCGGAACCGTTGGAGCAACAAAGGCAGAATATCCTGCGCGCGGACGCCTTCGAAATCATCTCCGTCGAGGGAGCAATCGTGGTCGATGAAGGTCTCATTGAATCGCTGAAGCTGGGTATGGATCTTCTGCTTTTCGCTGAGCATCGGCCAGATGAGGTCGACGAAGACTTTTGCTTCCGGCCAGCGCATATGCCCGTTCCGGCCGATCATATCGCAGGTGACAAAGATGCCATCCGGGGTCAGCCGCTCAAGGCAGTAGTCGAAAAGGAATTCTAGTTCCACGATATGGTGAAGCGCATGATTGGCCATGATCATGTTAAAGCCGCCAAGAATGTCGATCTTGTTGAGGTCAGACACAAATGGTTCGAAATGTTGCTCCAAACCCTC